CGTAAAAGGTCAACAAGCATAGCATAGGACTTTCCACCACCTGCTGCGCCTCCGTAAAGAACCTCTTTTTCGGGAGAAGCGAGAAAATCTGTTTGTGGTCCTTCGTTGGGCTTGAAGATAAGCTCTGTATCTTCGTGGAGTTGTTGTCTAACTTGGGCAGGTAGCGTATCAATAAGCCTATCATCTAAAACTCCACCTTTGCCAGCGATTTGATCCGATTTCTTTAATGCTTTCGATTGATTGTCTAGCTTCTCTAGCCTTTTCTCTGCGTTTTCTATATTTTTTTTCTGTGCGGCAATCTTTCGGCGTTCGCCTACTTTCTTTTTTTGTACTCTTGAGTACTGGTAGCGCCCTTTTTCTCCCGGCTGGAGTGTAGGTCGGCCTCGACTCTTTTTTTGTGTAGATTTTGTCGGCATAATGTACTAAACCCATACATCTACAAAGGAACGCAAGGGTACAACTGTTGTTTTTTGTTGTTTTTCGTAAGTTTTTACAAAAGAAAGCCGTTTATAATACAAAATAACTCTGTTTGTGTCGGGTTTTAGGTTTTGAATCAGCATTTTCACCGTTTTCACCGTTTTCGGTTTTTTTTCTTAGAGATTATATTTAGCTTTTCGGGAGCCGCGTGAATAGGTTTTCTTTGGTGCGGCTGGTTTCCTTTTTTTGCGTTTAACCACACCGCCTGTATTGTAGCCAGACAGTTCTTCTCGTAGACGTTTTATAGTAGGAGCAAGATATGTTTTACCGTCTTTGTATTGGTTTTCTATTTGAGACAAGTAGTCAGGAAGAATGTCCCTGTCTCTGTACAAGTCTTCTTTTCTTTTTTGTTCTTCTAAAACGCCGCGAGCATCTCTTTTATATATTCTTTCTTCGTTAGGTCTAAGAGGTCGTCTTATAGCTCTGGCACGTTTCACAGGGTCTACTCGATGGTCTAGTTGTAGAGGCGCTATTTCAGGTAGGGGTCTTAGTTTTGAAGAGGTTGCTGATTTTGTAGTAGTAAAACTTCGTAAAGAAGAGCCTTCTTCTCTTTCAGCCTCTTTGTAAAGTTTTTTAGCTTCCCGATAGGTTTGAGTAAAATTTTTGTTTTTTTCTGCTTTTGTTACGTAATCCCAATCAGCTATATTTTTTTGCACAAGAGAGTTTTTCTTTTGCTTTGCACTATATTTTTTATTTCGAGGGACTTTTCTAGTTTGCAAATCTAATTTTAAAAGCGCAGCGTCCATTAAATTTGTACTGGAACTTGGAGAATTTTGTAAAAATAAAGGAACTCCGTCATCCGTGTAAGTTTTCTCAAACTCCGAAAACTCATTTATTTTTTTATTAAGTATAGGTAGTTTAGCCATTGTACTTAGCTTTTCGTGACCCGCGAGAGTAGACCTTACCGCCGCTCATCATATTTTTGGCGGTCTTTTTCTTTTTTCTGACTTTGCCACCGTCCATCATGCTTTCTGGTTTTTTCTTTTTACTTTTGGTAGAAGGCATGTATTTTTGATTTACAATCTCTTCAGCTTCTTTCCTAGTATACCCCGCTTCCATTACTTCCTTAACGTCTCTTTGAAAAGCTGCCTCTTGTTTAGCAAGACGGTCTCTTAAACCTTTAGTTTGCTCATAAGAAAGGTCGTACATTTCTCTTTTGTGGCGTTCTCTTTCGGTCTCTGGTGGCAAGTTTAATTCTTTATTAGTCATTGTACTTAGCCTTTCGTGATCCGCGAGAGTAGACCTTGCCGCCGCTCTTTTTTAAAGGATATTCTTCTCCTTTTCGGGGTAGTCGCATACCCTTAGTCGGTGCGTCAGAACTTGGAGAACGAGTTACACGACTCTGTTGAGATATTTTATCGTCTGCTTCAGATAGAAATTTTTGAAATTTTTCATCAGAGTCTAGTCGTTGCCGTCTTCGTTGTTGTGAAGAAATATGAGGGTCTTCTTGACGCTCTGTTTTAGGTTTATCTTTTTTAGCAGCTTTTTTAGCAGCTTCGGATGCTTCTTCTTTTTTCTGTGCCTTTTGAATTCTTGCTCTATTTACAGAAGGAGAAGAACCTTTATGTTTTCCAATATTACCTATAAAATCTTCAAGCGTTTCGTTCGTAGCTTTCTTCATATTTCTTTTAACTACAAGTTCATTTTGTACTTTTCTTGGTAAATCAGCTTTTTTACTTAACGCTTTTCCTGACGATACTTTTGCATCTTTTGGAGCGGACTTCGCTAGTCCTCGTTTTGTAAGTAAACTTGCTATTCGTGGAGAAGCTAATCTAGCAAGAGCTGCTCCTGCAAAAAGAATTGGAACTAAAGGTCCTGCCATATCTAAATCTCCCCATCTATAGTTGTAATGTTTGTCGCTAGTTCTTTTTTAGCGGGGAGTAATACAACACCGTGAACAACCTGCCCCGTGACTTCTGTGGTTTGCTTTTTTGAAACTCCGATACGATCCAGAATGGATTCCGCAGACTTAATACGCATATCCATCTGATTCAGCGGAGTTGTGCCATCAGCGTCCAAACCCTCTACGATACGTGTCGCAGCTTTAACGCCATTCACGGCTAGATAATCTTTGGTTCTTGCAGCAATCTCGTCACGCAGAGACTTCATAAGACTTGAGCGGGACGAATTGTATCCCGCTGTCTTCATGGCCTCTCCGACACGACCACCGTTCTCGAATAGCGCATCCAAGAATGCCGCTTGCTTTTCTGTCAGCTTGCGGCTAGGGTCTGTGCGAAAGGCGGTTCCTGCTACTGCTTTACCGGACATTAAATTAGCTCATCAACCTTGTAAGTGTAGCCGCCATAGCCTTTTTCCGTTCATCCTCTTTAGCCTGTTCAGCCTGTTTGGTTGTGTAGGCATTTTGCGGCATAGACAGCATGTCGTCATTACGATCATGGCGTTTCTCCATAGACCCATCAGCTACACGACCACCATAAGCGTAGTTTTTTACCGTTGGGTTGTCTTCTTTTTTTATCATAAGCTGATAGTTCCTAATGAATTTTTTAATCTGTCGTTTACTAAAATAACGTAGCCCTTCAAGGACGGGTTGTCTGGTTTGCTTACCTTTACAATAGCAACAGACTCTTTTGCAAAATCTGTGTACTCTCCTAAAATCTCATCTATCGCAAACATCATTGGCTTTTCAAACCTAATGCACTGATTTGATCTTATAAGAACCATAAAGTACTGTGCGGCAAGATGTACCGACTTTCTGTCGTACGTAGCAAGCTGAAGTATCTGTTCTTCTGTTTCACACACAAAGTGGATAAGGATCGCTTCTTTTGATCTTGCGGGTTTTATCGTAGAGGCGCACGAAGAAATAAATACACAAAATAAAATAGCTGCTGCTGTAAGACTTTTTAACACTAGATTTGCATTATTTCAATTTGTTGTGTCTGTTCGTTTTTAGGCAGGTTCTCTTTGAGGTGTACAGTAAGAAGCCCGTTTTTTAAAATTACATTTTCTACCTCTGTGTGCCGCCCCAGCGCAAACATCTTTTTAAAGTTTCGCTTGGCGATACCACGATGAGCGTAGTCGCTTTCACTGTCGTTTTGCTGTATGTCGCCCGCTACGGTAAGAGTTTGTTCTTTGACCGATACGGATAGGTCTTCTTTGTCAAATCCAGCCAGTGCAAGCGTGATAGCGTGTACACCCTTTTTTTGATTTACGATATCGTGAGGTGGGTAGCTTGGTGCGCTGGTAGAGTTAAGTAGAACAGAGTCGATAGTCTTAAAGAACGGATCGAATCCGATAGCTTGATTAAAGTAACGAGAACCCAGAAGTTCGTCTAAAGAAAAATTAGGCATAATTGTATCTCCTAAATATGTATACGTATATATTGTGTATCTTTGCCCGACTTGTGGCACAAAGAAAAAGAAAAGAAGAGGGGGCGCGATGAGTGTTCCGTCACGTACTTTGTAAATATACACAAGAGGTCGGCAAAGTGTGAACACATACACAAATAGCACCACTATATATATTATACAGGCTGGTAGCCAAGTTGTCAATACTTTTTTTGTACTTTTTGTATTTTTTTCTTGACAACTTGCGAATACAGGTGTATAATAGGAGATACTCCGTTGGTCAAAGGGACACTATAGGTCTCTTATAGCCCGTAGAGAATACTAATAGGTCTTATAGTCGAAAGATTCACAGCACATAGTAGCTGTAAGGTCTCATAGTCGAAAGATTCACATACTAGAAATAAAATAAAATTCGTCTTTGGGTATATAGATTTATAGGGGAGGCCAGTGGCCCATGCGCGCCCGTAGCCTAGATTTTTTCTATATCTTTGACATAAAGTCTCGCCGATAATTTAGCTTCTTAGTCTTACCGGATTAATCAAAAGAGCCCTAAAGGTCTCTTCGCATGGTGTGCGCCACGTCATGCACGATCAAACAGACTGACAAAAAACCTTTGATGATCTTGAAAGTCGGTGCGTCGAGGGGGGCATGGCGCACAAACAGCCTACAGCCTAATCGGCAATAAACCTTACCGATCAAGCAGGTCGCCACTTATTACC